TGTTGAGTCATGTTGGAAACAAGATGGCAGAAGCAGCTGGTCCTAAAGTTAGATGGGAGTACAAATAGTGGCTTTTGCTTTGACTAACTATGATTGGAACAATGCCAAGGGACCTTGTTGTGGTGTCTTGGCTTGTGCCATTGCTGCTCAAAGACCTTTCAAGGATGCCTGGGATTGGTTCAAGACCTGGGGCAAGAGATGTAGTCACCATAGCTGGAGAGGTAGGACCTACCATAGTGACTATGACAAGTGGTTCAAGTTTGCTGGGATCAAAACGATCCACAGATGTTATGCCAGGTATACTCTTGGCATGTGGCAAGCAAGATATGCAAAACCAAATGTCCCATACTTTGTCAGAACAACCGGCCATGCTCAGATTGTTTACAATGGCATGGTCAGAGATCAGAGCGGAGTTATCCCATTGAGAAAGTTTTGGGGCAGAAGAAAATATGTCGGAGATGTTTGGGAGATCCAGGTCGATGACAAAACCTGGCAGACTTTTGGTTTGCCATTATTTGATGGAGTAACAAAGTAATGAAGAAAAGATTAGTTCACGGAACTCCGATCACACCAAAGAGGTTATTGCCCCAGCTTAGGGGCCATAGCTTCTGTGTTTCTTTTATGCACCCGGAGCAGCTTGAAGATTGTATCAAGCTTGTTGGTAAAGATGAGGTGTTGATCTTAGACAATGGTGCTTTTACTGCCTGGAAAAAAGGTATCAAGCTTGATGATACCTGGTGGGAAAAATATTATGCCTGGGCAAATGATGCGATGGATCGTTGCCCTAATGCAGTTTGTGTGATACCGGATGTTATCAATGGTAGTGAGCAAGAGAACTTGGAGTTGATTGCCAAAGCTATCAAAGGTGACAAGATCAAGTATCCGGAAAGAGCGATGGCCATTTGGCATTTGAATGAATCAATGGGAATGTTAGAAAAGTTGTTTGCTTGTTTTAACTTTGTTGGTTTCGGCAGCTGCCAGGAGTTTGATGTTGCCAGGAACAAACCTGGTAGTCCTTACATGAGAAAGATCAGCGAAGCTTGGGCCAACATGAAGTATTGGTCTTTCAAGTATGCCAAGGATAGACCTTGGATTCATATGATGAGAGGTTTGGGAGTTCTTCACAAGATTGGTTTTGATAGCGCTGATAGTTGTAACATTGCCATGAATCATTGGAGAAACAAAAATACTGTGGTTCACCATGTAGCGCAATTTGCTGATAGATTAGCTGCTAAAGTTAATCACCAAGATCTTACTGAAATGCCTTTGTTTTGTAATGCAGCTTAATTAGCGCATCCTGGTATCTTCTCTTAACAATCCTGGGATCATGTAGTCCCAGGATTTTTGCTATCTTGGACCATCTTGGTCCTCGATCACGAAAAGCAGCTGAGTGTGCTACTGCCCATATCAGCTTGCGATCTTCCTGGTCAGATAGTTCTATCGTATATGTTATAGCTTTTTCCCACCTGGAGATCTCATCCGGTGTTGCTTTGATAACCGGAGTCCTGGTTGTTGAATAACCATAAGCAGACCATTCCTGGAGATGATCCGGCCAATTGCTCATCTTTTGTTTTCGTATGGGATAAGGCAGCTTTCTTTCAGTTGTTGCAGCTTCTATAAAAAAGTCATGGAGTTCACTTATATTCATCGCGAAACTTCCTATCCATGTCTTGAAACCAAGCTAGCTTTTTAATCCGGCCCAGCTTGTCTAATTCAGTTTGTAAATTTATAAATTCAGTAATCGAATATCTTGGTCGAAGTTTGTTAAGGACACGAATTTCCAGCTGAGAAATTGGATTAGCTTGTCCTTTCTTCTTAGCTAAGCTATAGCTAAGCTTAGCATTTTTAGCTAAGTTCTTAGTTAAGATATTTATTTTTTGTTGATTGCTAAGCTTTGCGCTAATCTTAGCATTGTTGGCTTGTGAAAAAATTTTACTGTCACTTGTCATATTTTGTCAACCCCATTTTTAAAAAAACATAGTTTGCCAAATCATACCCATGATCCGGATCCGCATCACCAAGCCATTCTCGTATCATTTTCATGACCTTTAAAAACTCTACTGCATCTGTTGATTCAAACTTTTGTCCAGGCTTCAGCTTGCCCTGGGACTCTAAATAAATATGAAACACTTGCGCAATCTGTTCATACAAAACTTTGTAACTGCCAAGCTTGCTACCTCGCTGCTTTAAAATATCAGCTGCTCTTTTTGCATGATCCTCCGGATTCATAGCTTGCCCCGCAAAATTAATTTGTTTTGTAGGAACTCGTCTACTTCCTCCAGGCTTCTGCAAACTCGATACTCGCATCCAGCTGATAGCAGCTGCTGCTCTATAAGTTTTTGACTTTTGCTTTGATATGTCTTGGGACTAGACCTTTTTAATTCTATAAAAATAGCAAGCGATTTTTCTGCCCAGGTATCTTCAGCTGGTGCAAAAATCTCAATGTCCGGCCAGCCTGGTTTCGTTCCCATTCTTTTCTGCTTCAGCTTGTAAGATACATGTCTTGATCCCTCGTTTGGTGAGTGATGCCATATCGTACAAAAAGGCAGCATCTGATCCAGGTATGCTGCAACTTGCAAGTGCAGCTGCTCTTCAGTTTCTGCGAATGATAAAGTCATTCGGTGTCACCGCTGATTGTGTTAGATCTAAAATTTTGCCCATGTTTTTTGGTCCAGGTGTTTGGGCCTGGGGATTATCTAATGGTAAACACCATCTACGAATCATCGTAGCTTCTTTGAACCCAAGTTGATTCGCAAGCTTTCGATAAGATAAGTTGTTTTTCTTCCGGTATTCTTCCAATGTCATGACTTCTAAAGTAAATTATAAGACTTAATAAGTCAATAATTGCACGTAAATATAAATACTATTGACTTTGTAAGTCATCGTAATTACTTTTAACATAGTAACTTGTTGTGATAATATCACAGATATGGAGGAATACATTGACTCGTGTACTTGCATCAATACAATCAAGCCACCGGGGAGTGATTCAATTGCCAAATAATTTATCGACCATGATCGAAAGATCGGGCATGCTTAAAAAAGATGTTGCAAAAAGAAAGGGCATAAGACCCGAAACTTTGACTCGTCATTGTAAAGGTGTTCTACAGTTTACACTTAAAGATGCTGAAGAATATGGCATCATCCTTGGATGTTCTGCCCAGGACATTATGTTTGCGCAGCACCCTATCCCGGTGTTTGGTTACCTTAAAGATGGTTCAGTTAGACCACATGACCCAACCATGACCCAGGAATCTTTCTTCATGCCAAACTTTGTTCTAGAGCCATCTGACCAACTAATTATGGATCAAAACAATGAACATAATGAGCGCTGGAGATTTGGAGCATTTTATATTTTTGATACCTCATGTATTAAGAAAAAAGAAGTTGAGCAACGATCGTTTATGAAATATTCAGTTGTTAAAACTGTCAACAACGAAGTTTTAGTGCGAATTGTTTATCCGGATGCAGCTGGAAAATTTAGTCTAAGGCATCCAATTATTGAATCACTTTTAGATGATTCGGTTCAATTGATTTGGTCTACACCGGTTAAAGCTTGTTGTTATGACCCGCTAAGTGCCGGTGCAACTAAAGCATATTAATTTAAAAATCAATCAACTTGACTTTTAAAGTCGCATTGTTTTAAGATCTTCCTACACTTTAACGGAGGATCTTTTGAACTTAAAAGACTTTAAGCTGGATGCGCCCAGCTTTGCACAACGATTTGATTATTTATGGCACAGTAATCCTAAATCTAAACCTCGATCCAAAACAATTTTTGATAAAGTTCATATCAGACCAATTGTTTCAAAAGCTTGGGAAGAGATAAAGGATGCTGATACACCACAAACCGCAAGGATATTATCTGAGAAGATTGTCAATCATTTAGATTCATCCAGGAATGGATCTGACAATGCCAATATGGCTTGTGGAAGAGCAGTACAAACTGCTTGTGATAAAATACTTATTGATAATTTTGAACCCGCCAGGGCCTAC